CTGAGGGTTCTGTGTCAGTCTCGTTTGACTATGGCACCAGCGCCTCAGAACGTCGCGCCTTCTTTGCCCAAACCCGCTACGGCGCGATGTATTGGGCGGCAACGCAGCAATACCGCACCGCATGCTACCTTCCGGGTGGGTGTGCATATTCCGGCGCAAGTCCATGGCAGCCGTGACCGGAGGGAACAAGTTGGCCTCTCGCCTGCAACAGATCGCCGCGAACCTGGCAAAGGCGACGACTGTGGAGGTCGGCTTTATGGCAGGCAGCACCGAACCGGATGGCACTCCGACGCCACTAGTTGCCGCCCTGAACGAATACGGCACAAGAACCGCGCCTCCTCGGCCTTTCTTCCGAACGATGATTTCCAAGGAAAGCCATTCGTGGCCGGGGAATCTCGGAAATGCGCTCAGGGCCAACGACTACGATGCGGCAAAAGCACTCGGTTTGCTTGGGCAAAATATCCAGGAACAACTACAGCTCTCTATTGCCGATCTGATGTCGCCGGAATTGTCTCCGGTGACGGTTATGCTGCGTGGCATGCGCAGCAAAGGCGGCGCCAATTTCAAGGTGACCGGCAAGATTGTTGGCGAAGCTGCTCGCCGCGTTGCCGAAGGCAAAACCAATTACGGGGCTTCCACAAAACCGCTAGTCGATACTGGCACGATGCTCCGATCTCCGACTTACCGTGTCAAATAATCGAGGGGCCGCATGAACCTGCATGCCATCGCTTCAGGAGCGGCAGCGGCCGTAAATCCTCGGGTGCCGCTGCAATTGCGAGTTTCCACTGGTAGCACGGTCGGTGCCGACTTCAAGCCGGTCCCGACTTATGCTCCGGCAGTGACGGTTATGGGCCAGGTGCAGCCAATGACTTGGCGGGACCTCCAGATGACCGATGGTCTGAATCTCCAAGGCACGCGTCGCGCAATCTATTTGGACGGCAATTTCGATGGCGTCGTGCGAGCATCTGCCAAGGGGGGCGATCTGATCACTGATCCCGCTGGCAACGTGTGGCTGGTCGCGATGGTGCTGGAAACCTGGCCTACCTGGTGCAAGGTCGCAGCAACGCTCCAGAATGGAGCCTGAGACGCATGCCAATGTTCGTCGCATCACCGACCGAGGCCAACGTGTTTGCCGCTCTGGGAGGCTTCTTGGCTGCTGTGTTGCCTGCTGGAACGCCCATCCGTCAGGGACAAGTTAGTCGTGTGGCTGAACCGACAGCGCCAGACTTTGTGATCATGTGGCCTTTGATGCGATCGCGCATTTCCACCAATGTTGACAGCTATATGGACGCAGTATTTACCGGCTCGATTGCTGGCACGCAGCTGACTATTACTGCGGTCAACCCGGCATTCACTGGTCAGATTGCCGTTGGCAGTCGGATATTCGGCGTCGGAGTATCGGCAAACACTGTTGTTGTAGCGCTGGGATCTGGAACGGGCGGTATCGGCACATATACAGTGACGCCAAGCCAGACAGTCGGCAGTGGCACGTTGGCTGCTGGTATGGAAGCGCTAGCACAGGCAACGGAAATTGTTATCCAGATTGATGTGCATGGACCGAACAGTGCAGGAAATGCGCAGATCATCTCCACTGCATTTCGAGATGATTTCGCAGTTCAGCAGTTCGCGGCCACGGGGTTTGATGTGACGCCCCTTTATGCTGACGACCCTCGTCAGCTACCTTTCCAGAATGCAGAGCAGGCGTGGGAAGATCGCTGGGTCGTGGACGTTCACCTGCAAGCTAATATAGGTCTGACTGTGCCAATGGAGTTTGCCGGGATAGTAAATACCGGTATCGTCAACGTAGAGGCGGCATATCCCGCCTGATCTTGTCAGAAAGCCGTCCTTGCGCTCTCAGTGGAGAATCACATGACCTCGAGCATTCCCGCCTCGTATTTCGTCAATGTCCAGCCCAGTGTTCTGGCTGCCGAAAGTACGGGGCCTGCACTTAATGGCTTGCTGCTGACCAACGGCACGCGCGTGCCGATTGGCCAAGTGCTGTCATTCCCCAGTGCCTCATCTGTTGCAACATACTTCGGGGCGTCGTCGTCTGAGGCCGCGTTTGCCGCGCAGTATTTTGCGGGGGTAACTAATGCTAGCCAGCAACCCGGCGCGTTGCTGATCACACAATATCCGGAGACGGGAGCCGCCGCTTGGTTGCGTGGCGGATCTATCGCATCGTTGCCCCTGACTTCGCTGCAAGCGATCTCTGGCACGCTGAATGTCACGGTGGATGGCTACGTGCGCTCTGCGGCATCCGTTAATCTGTCCACCGCCACCAGCTTCAGCGCTGCTGCAGCGATTATTCAGACGGACTTGAATGCGACGTTGCCAGTCATTGGCACCAGCACGGCTAGCTCGATTGTGACGAATACGGCAACGCAGGCAACGATTAGCGGCAACATTCTCACTATCCCGAGTGGATCGACCGTTACGGGCATGTTCATCCCGGGACAAACCATCACTGGCGGGACGATCCTTGCCGGGACTACCATTACCGGATTTGGCACCGGCACCGGCGGCATCGGCACCTATACGGTGAGCGTGTCTCAGAACGTATCGGCAACGACGATTACCGGCAGCGGTGCCACTCTCACTGTGGGAGGCACCGTCACGGGCACCTGGGCGATCGGTCAGACCGTCACCGGTGGCTCTGTTGCCGCCAATACGCAAATCATTGGTCTGGGCACCGGCAAAGGCGGCGCCGGCACTTACTTTGTGAGCGTGGCGCAGACCGTTTCTAGTGCCGCGCTAAGCAGTGAGGCTACTCCCGTCGCAGTAACTTATGACACTGTCTCTGGGGCATTCCTGATCACGTCTGGCGTTGCGATCGGCGCGGCATCGTCGATCGCGTTTGCTTCAGGCACTGCGGCGGCGCCCCTGATGCTCACTCAGGCGACGGGAGCGGTTACCAGCCAAGGCGCGGCACCAGCGACGCCTGCAACATTCATGCCCGCTGTAGTGGCGCAGACTAGTAACTGGGCGACTTTCACGACGCTCTGGGAGCCGTCGATCTCTGAAGCGCTCGCCTTCGCAGCATGGAATAGTTTGCAAAATAACCTTTTCGCCTACCTGGCATGGGATACTGACCCGACTGTTGTTGGCGCCCCTGGCGCTTTCACAGGTCTCGGCCAGCAGATTATTGCGGCAGGAGGTGGCAGCACGCATCTGATCTATTCGCCAAATAATCTTTCGGCCACAGCCGCTTTTGTCATGGCATTTGCGGCATCGCTGGTGTTCACACAAACTAACGGGCGCGCAACGCTTGCCTATAAGTCGGCACCAAACCTTGTGCCAGACGTCAGCGATTCGCTGTCCCTGTCGAACCTCATAGCCAATGGCTATAATGCCTATTGTGCGGTGGCAACGGCAAAGCAGCAGTCTAACTACTACTATCCGGGCCAGATCACGGGTTCTTTCTCGTGGTTTGACACTTATGCAAATCAGATCTGGCTCAACTTGAGTTTCCAGAGCGATATGCTACAACTGCTCACGCAGGTTCAGTCGATCCCTTACAATGCGGACGGAGATGCGCTCATTCGTGCCGCAGTGCAAGGCACGATCACGCAGGCGGCGAATTTCGGCATCTGCCGTGCCGGCGTGGCGCTTTCTCCGTCCCAGATTGCAGATGTCAACCTTGCGGCGGGCAAGGTTATCGCGCCGACGCTCGCAGCGCAGGGATGGTATCTGTTGTCCAATGCGGCGGGAACGGCGCCAAGTGTGCGGCAGGCGCGGGGATCGCCGCCATTCGAGTTCTGGTATGTGGACGGTGAGTCTGTGCAGACGTTGAATCTGCAATCGGTTGTCCTTCAGTAGGAGCACAGAATATGGCCACTATTACGTCTGCAAACAGCTCGTTCTTCCTGGCTATTGCCGGCTTATATGCGACTGCGCAGAAGATCGTCGGATACTCGGCCGATGATGCCTTCACGGCTGACAGCGTGACCATCAAAGAGACGATGATGGGGATCGATGGGAAGCTGTCGGCCGGCTTTATCAACGCTGAGTATCCAATGACAATTACTCTGCAAGCCGATAGCACTAGCGGAGCGATGTTTGATGCCTGGGCGGCGGCGGAGAAAGCCGCGCAGGACGTCTATTTCGCCAACGGCGTCATCATCTATCCCAGCCTCGGCATGACCTACGTGCTCAATCGAGGTGTTCTGAAAACCTATCGGGCGTTGCCAGAGGCAAAGAAAGTGTTGCAGCCCAGGCAATTCGGTATCACCTGGGAAAGCATCTTCGGAGCGCCGATCTAATGCGCAAGGAAACTATAGTCACGATCAGTGCGGAAGGGCGCGACTTCGGCAAGGCGTTCTTCCTGCGCGAAATGTCTGCGGTGAGGGCGGAGAAATGGGCCACGCGGGCAATCCTCGCGCTCACGCGGTCCGGAATAAACATTCCCGAAGACGTCGCCAAACAAGGGCTGGCCGCTGTTGCGGCCATTGGCCTTCATGCCTTGGCCGGCGTCCAATTCGCAGAGGCCGAGCCGCTTCTAGACGAAATGATGCAGTGCGTGCAGATTATTCCCACGCCTTCGCGGCCGGAGGTAAAGCGTCCGCTGGTTGAGGATGATATTGAGGAAATCTCGACGCTGGTGACGTTGCGTCGTGAGATCCTCGCGCTGCACATGGGTTTTTTGCCGCCCGCCGTCCGCTCAATATTCAGCAGGCCAGCGACGACGGGCGATTCGCCGAATATCCAAACGTCCCCCTGACGATTGGCTGCGTCGTGTCTTCTCGACTAGCCACTCTGGCGGAGCTGGACGACGTATACGGTGCTGAGGCGATGTATATGCTGCTCGAAATAGCGGCCGTCGACGCACATAACCAGCGCATCGCGAGCAAAGTGACGGAGTAGCCAATGCCAACTGTGGTTGACTCCCTTCTCGTCGCTTTGTCGCTTGATTCATCGGCGTTTGTGAAGGGCCAGAAAGAAGCGCAGGAGAGTATGCGGAAGACGCGCGAAAGCGCGGATAAGACCGCAAAGGAGCTGCACGAAAAAGGCCAGCTTGGCGCGGAGTTCTTTGGCAAGATCCGAAGCAGCGCCATTGCTATGTTTTCCGTGTTTACCGCAGGAGTTGGCCTAAAGGATTTCATCCGCGATACCACGAGAACCAATCTGGCGCTAGGATATATGGCGACCAACCTAGGCGCTTCAGTTGAGAAACTGTCTGCGTGGCAGCAGATCGCCGAGCGGGCAGGCGGTAGTGCGGGCGACCTGACGCAATCGATGCAAGCCCTGGTCTCGCATTTTGAGACCATGAAGTTCGGACCTGATCCAGAAGCAGGCGCGCTTGGCTTCCTTGGCCTAACTCCAGACGATCTGCAACATGCCGACCGAGGGTTGATGAAGCTGGCGGCCACTGCTCAGCGTATGAGCGCGCCGGACTTCATGAAATGGACGAGTCAAATTGGCATCGCGCCAAGCGTGGCCAATGTGCTGCGGCAAGGTCCGGCAGCCGTGCAGAAGATGCTCGACGAGCAGGAGAAGCTCGGTGTCCGGACGAAAGAAGAAACCGAAGCATCCAAACAACTCTATGACGCATGGATCGGGCTGACGCAGGTTTCTAGATCCCTTGGCAATGTTTTATTTGATCATGTCGCCCCGGCGTTGACTGCGGTCTTGAATGCGCTTACAGGCCTCGGCAAGTTCTTTCTTAACCACAGGATGGCACTTGACTTTATAGGCGCCAGTATGGGCGCCATTTCGCTTGCGCTTGCAGTCACGAAAGTTGGAGCTGCGTTTATGTTCCTAGCGCGGGCGATCGGCCTGGCAGGGCCGGCGCTTGCTAGCACGGGGCTTGCCGGCGGCGCCGGCGCAGCAGCTGGCGGCGTGATGGGATCATTGTTGCGGTGGATGCCGTGGCTTGCTGGTCTCGCTGCGTTGTTTGCCCCGACAAACAATACGCCGGATTCGGCAGAGGAACAGCGCATTCTTCACGGCGGGGCGCTAAGGCCGTCAAGCTCTGGTGGCGGTAATCTGTTTATCGGTTCCGCGCAGGGCGCTGAACTGCCATCTGCTCAGGGTGGCGACCTGTTGGCGCAAATCCGTAAGCGCGAAGGCTTTTCGCCGACGGCTTACTGGGACAACAAGCAGTGGTCGATCGGCTACGGAACGCGGGCATCATCCAGCACCGAGACGATCTCGCGCGAGGAAGCCGAGGCGAGATTGCGGCGGGAGGTGGCAAGCTCTTCTGCCACCGTCGATGCTCTTGCGCGCAGTTTCGGCCTCACGCTCAACAGCAACCAGCGCGAGGCGCTGACTGACTTTGCCTACAACTTGGGAGGAGGTGCGCTCCGCGGTTTACTCTCGCAGGCCAATGGGAACCTAGGCGTTATCCCGGGGCTGATGCAAGAATACAATCATGCTGGCGGACAAGTGAACGAAGGCCTAACTATGCGGCGTCTGTGGGAAGGCCGACTATTTGCGACGCCAGCCCAATTTGCCGGGGCGAGTGGAGGCGGTGGCGCACAAACGACCAATATCGGCGTCATCAATGTCCACACTCAGGCCACCGATGCTAGGGGCATCGCACGCGATATACGCCACGCACTCAACCGGTATAGCCTGGTGACGCAAGCAAACGCAGGACTCAGCTGATGTCGTTCTCTCGGATTGCCTCGGGCGCAGCTCTGCTTACGTCAGATGCAGCATCAGTCCTGGCGATGTTCCATGGGCCAAAGTGGGGTATTTTCGCCCTCAATGGCCAGCCTGTTGTGACTGGATCAGTGATGGGCGTCTCGTATCGCAAAGAGTATCGCGTCGCCAGTTATCCGATTGAGGACGGAGGCTTCCGCAACTACAACAAAGTCGAAGGGCCTTATGAGGCGCGCGTTGTGTTTGCTGTTGACGGCTCCACGCCGCTGGGAGCCTATCTGACCGGCCCGGTGGCAAATGTTGCGAATCGTCATTCGGTGTTGCAGTCGATTGAGGCGGCATTGTCTGTTACCGATTTATTCGCCATTGTGACGCCAGAGTTTACTTATACCGCCGCCAACATAGTTTACTTCGACTACGACAGAAGTTGGCGCGGGATGAGCAAGTCATCTTCAATGCTTTTGCTTGAAGTCGGCGCCCAGCAAATCCGCCTGGCTCCGCCTGGGGCATTCACTAATGCCACCGTAGCGGCCCCGAGTGGTGCTGATTCGCAGAATGCCGGCACTGTGCAGACGCAGAATCCGACAAAGGGCCAGCTGCCGCTAAGCTCTAATGATTCCGACGCACAATCGAAGGGAACAGTCACGGTCGGACCCGCGATCCCGACCGATATGGTGCCAGATGTTTACTCATACAGGCCGCCTCCGTCGGCTAGCTCATTTGGCAACCCGACTGACGAAGGACTTTTCGGCCCCTCTACAGTGGGACCTTCTGCTATCAATTTTGGGCAGATGTAGTCATCATGCTTCTTCAGATCATTCCATTGCAGGCTGTTCCGAATCAGACAGTTAATGTCAGTCTGGGCAAACAAGCCTGCTCGCTGCACGTTTATCAGAAGGCGTTTGGTCTGTTTATGGACGTCTATGCGAACGGCTCATTGATTATTGGCGGCGTCATTTGCGAGAACGCAAACAGAATTGTGCGCGATGCCTATCTCGGGTTCGTCGGCGATCTGGCTTTCTGGGATACGCAAGGCGCAAGTGATCCGGATTACACTGGCCTTGGCGGGCGGTTCCTTCTGTTCTACAACGGCCCAAGCTCAGCATGACCGGCACATCTGAATACGTAAAGCGGGCGATCGAGGTCACGTTCCGCCTTACCGGAACGCAGAAGCCGATCACGTTTGGGACAGGCCACGGCACCAATAATACGGCGACTTTCAGCGGAATGCGTATTCAGGCGCATATCCGCAAGGTTGGCGGGTCCAGCATGCCCACCGCAGAAGTCCGGGCATACGGGTTGCCTTTGAGCGTGATGAATGCGCTTTCCACTATAGGGAAATACCTCTATCAGAGCAACGGAAACGAGATTACGATAAAAGCGGGCAATGTTGGAGGTCCGCTTTCGACCGTATTCGTTGGCAATATTCAGCAAGCCTTCTTCGATGCGGCAGAGGCGCCCGACATAGCTTTCGTTGTCGTCGCCTATGTTGGCCCGTTGCAGATGATGGCGCCAATTCCGCCAACCAGTTATGCCGGCAGCGTCGATGCGGCAGTAGTGCTGCATCGCCTAGCCACGACCATGGGACTTTCGTTTGAGAATAGCCTGCCGGGGCCAGTTATGCTATCGGGCGGATACTATCCCGGCACAGCAAGGCAACAGGCCGAAGCGGTTGCTCGTGCGGCTGGTATTTCGATCTTTTACGATGACACGACTGGAACAATGGCAGTCTTTCCAAAGAATGGCAGCCGCAACACGCGTATTCCGCTGATTTCTCCAGAGACTGGCCTGATCGGTTATCCGATATATCAACAGGCGGGCATGACCTTCACTACGCTATACAATCCGCAAATCGTCTGTAATGGCAAGGTCAAAATTCAATCAACTCTCCAACCAGCATGCGGCACCTGGACGACCATTTCGCTGGATCATACGCTCGAGAGCGAAACGCCGGACGGAGCCTGGTTCACGGTCGTTCAGTGTATGCAGTATGGCTTTGTCCCAGACGGAGGTTAGCGGATGGCAGGTCCGACCTACACGGGCGCGCAGGATGCCACTTCGGACATATCCGATTTCAATGCGTTATCCTTCGTGATTAGGCAGATCCTTGCTACTGTGCCAGGATCAACGGTAGTGCAGGTGGTGGCGGTCAATAGTAGTGGTGTCGCGCCGGTGGGATTTGTTGATGTGCACCCGCTGATCAACCAAATGTCTGGAAACGGCATTCCTATGCCCCATGGAGTCATTCACAATTTGCCTTTCTTCCGGCTGCAAGGTGGTGCCAACGCGGTCATCTGTGATCCAGTAGCCGGTGATATCGGGCTAGCCGTTTTCATTGACCGCGACGCCTCCCGTGTAAAAGCAACGCGAGCGCAGGCCAATCCTGGATCGGCGCGGCAGCATGACTGGGCAGACGGCTTCTACCTCGGCGGCTACCTCAATGCAGCGCCCACTAGTTATGTGCAATTTGTGAACAACACGATCAATATCATCGCGCAAGGTGCAATCACGATAGTGTCTTCCGGCCCGGTGGCGGTTTCTGCGCCGGCGTTGACCCACAACGGCGTGAACGTCGGCGCGACGCATGTCCACTCCGACCCGCAGGGCGGAAGCACGGGCGTGCCTCACTGAGTGCCCCTTGACAAAGCATATTCGGACAGCGTAGTGCCGCGCATCCTTGCAACCACAAGGAAGCGCGAACGGATGATGACGGACGGCTGCACCGTCTCTTCGGCTGCCTGATAATTTGGCAAGGCAAGCATGGCGGGCCAAACAGGCGTGGCGAGGCCGGCACGGCGAGGCAATGCGCGGCGAGGCAATGCGCGGCGAGGCTGAGCGGGGCGATGCTGGCGTGGCGATGCAAGGCCGCACGCAGCGCAGCAACGCGACCCAGGCAGTGTGCGGCTCGATCATAATGCAGGGCGGTCTTCGGGCCGCCCTTCGCATGTCAGGGAATTGGATTGGATGCAAACCCTAGCTCTTGATGCGAATTGGGACGTCTTCGCCGATGCCGTCGGCAATATTGCCGTGGCGACGGAACCATATGCGCTCGCGCAGGATGCAGCAAGCGCCGTCAAAACCTTCGCTGGAGAAGTCTACTATAACACTTCACTTGGCATTCCGTATTTTGCTGATGTGCTTGGTAAAATGCCGCCGCTAGAGCTTCTTCGCGAATACTTTATTGCTGCGGCATTAACAGTGCCGGGTGTGGCATCAGCGACGGTATTCTTCAGCTCGATCAGCAAGCGCACAGTGACTGGTCAGATAAACATCACTGATAATTCAGGGGTAACAACCAGTGTCGGGTTCTAGCACGTCAGTCCCGCCTCCGGTTTTCGGTGCAACGGGTTTCGTGGCTCCTGCTGAGTCAGCGATCCTGGCCGGCGTTCAGGCCGACATCAATGCCGCGTTCGGAGGCGCCCTCAATCCAGGACTTACTACTCCGCAGGGCCAACTCGCGTCTAGCGCAGCCGCAATCATTGGCAATGCCAACGATATGTTCCTCGCGCTCGCAAACGGAGTGGATCCTGCATACGCCAGCGGCCGGATGCAGGACGCGATCGGCCGCATTTACTTTCTGACTAGATTGCCTGATCAATCAACCGTAACGCAAGTCACCTGCACTGGTCTAGCTAACACTCAAATCCCGACCGGGGCACTAATCCAGGCTCTGGACAGCAACTTATATTATTGTTTAAGCGGAGGCACAATTCCTGCATCCGGAGCAATTACACTACCGTTTGCCTGTCAGGTAACCGGGCCAATTGCTTGTCCAGCGCAGACGTTTACCATCTATGGCACGATTTCTGGATGGGATACGGCGGTCAGCACGGCAGATGGCGTGCTCGGAAGCTCGGTTGAGAGCCGCTCTGCGTTTGAGACGCGGCGCCAGCAAACCGTGATGGCAAACGCTGCCGGATTTACGAGCGCCATTCTCGGCTCGCTCCTCGGCAATGATCCTGTGACTGGTGCGCAGAATGTTCCTGGCATTCTCGATGCGCTGGTAGTAGATAATGCAAACTCCTACCCAGTCGGCTTCGGGCCGCAGGCCGTTATCATCGGCTCGATTTCGGGCACAACGTTGACCGTGTCGCTGGTCAGCTCTGGCGCAGTGGCTATCGGTCAATCGGTGACTGGATCAGATGGCCTCGGCGTCCCTGTGGCCGCAGGCACTACCATAGTGTCGGGAAGCGGCAGCACTTGGACCGTTAATATTTCGCAGAATGTTCCCAGCACGACGCTGAACCTCGGCGGGGTCATTCTCTCTCCTAATTCAGTCTATGTGGCCGCGCTAGGTGGCACTGATACCGCTGTGGCGCAGGCGATCTGGCGGAAAAAGCCGCCGGGCTGCGCTTATACCGGCAATACGTCAGTCACTGTCTATGCCACCAATATTCAGTATCCGTCGCCTGGGGTGCCCTATACTGTGACGTTTGAACGGCCCGCTGCTCTGCCCTTCGTGGTGGCGGTCACTATTGCCAATGGTCCACTTGTTCCAAGCAACGCCACTTCGCTGATCCAAGCCGCGATTATTGCAGCTTTCGCTGGTGCAGACGGCGGCCCTCGCGCGCGCATCGGATCGACCGTCTTGGCTTCGAGGTTCTATTCTGGCCTGGCCGCTTTGGGTTCCTGGGTGGAAATTGTATCTCTGCTCCTGGGATCGACCAATGCACCGGCAGCCACTATGACGGCCTCGATCGGCGCTAGTTTTACCGGCACCGGTTCAGGCACCAGTCTAACTGTTACGAATGCAACGGGGCGCATTAGTATTCAGGATGTGGTGGTGGGGAATGGAGTGCCTGCGGGCACGTATATTGTTTCCCAAACTAGTGGCACCGCTGGCGGCAATGGCGTTTACGTGACATCCCAGGCAACGACCGCCAATAATTCTGCGCTAACCACGACTTCGTCAGTGCTAAATGTGACTGCTGTTCAAAGTGGCGCTCTTGCAGCAGGCCAGGTGCTGTTTGCGACGGGTATTACTGACGGGACAACCGTCCTTTCTCAAACTAGTGGCACTGCTGGTGGCATCGGGACATACACGATCACGCCCAGCCAGAGCTTTGCCCCCGCTCCGGTGACTGCGGTTTCTGCTACGCTGACCCGCGTTCAAGCATCGATCGCTCAAGCGCCAGTCATCACTGCAAACACAATCCAGGTAACGTTGCTATGAACAAGTTTCCTCGGTTTCTGATCGGCATCGTGGCTTTGGCCTTGCCCGCTGTGGCGGCTGCGCAAAGCCCTGTTGCGCCGTCTTCAGCCGGCCCGTTCTATGCGCCAAATTGGTATACCGGATACACGCCGACATCGTTGCAGTGGAAATACCTGCTCAGCAACAAGATGGACTATTTCCCCAGCGGCATCCCGTTGCAATATGGCGGCACTGGGGTCACATCGCTGTCTGCGCTGCAATCTCTGCTCGCTTCTTCTCCAGCCCCGGGTGCGTTCTCGTCCCTATCCGTAAGCGGAAACGACTCGATTGACGGAACGCTCAACGTGACCGGAACGGCAACTTTTGCCGGCTCAGTCTCCGGTGCAGGCATCTCGCCTGCCGGTGCCACAACTCTTCGCTCGCTCTCTGCGCGCTTTGCAGAAACGGAGAACGTCCTGGACTTCGGTGCCAAGGGCGACGGAGTAACTGATGACACCGCTGCAATTCAGGCTGCTGAAAACGCTTGCCCCGCAACTGGTTGCATACTTTACTTCCCGCCTGGGCACACGTATGGCATCAAGTCTGCAATCTTGCTTTCATCCAATACACACGTTGTGGCCTACGGCGCGACGATACTTGATATCGGCGGCCAGACGGGGTTGTTTACAAATCTGCACAACACCGCCACGACGTTGACTGACAGCAACATCACCATTGAAGGTGGCACTTATGACTACGGCGCATCAATGGCTAATGGTGGACAGCACGCCATTCAATTCAATTTTGTCAAGCATGCCCAGGTCCTCAATGCAATCGGGCAGGGACGAGGCGCACTAACTCCGGCCACAGGAACTTTCACCGTTTCTGGTGGACAAGTTACGAGTGTCAGCTTGACCAGTGGCGGTTCGACGTATGTAAACGGCACTTACAACGGATTGCTGATCTTTAACGGCGCCGGAGGAAGTGGGGCCAGCGGCAGCTATACGGCATCTGGCGGCGCAGTAACGTCAGTATCCATAACGAATGGCGGCTCTGGTTATACTAACGGGACTTATCCGCTGACGTTTGCATCAGGTGCCGGTGACTTTGTGGCTATGATAGGCTGCGATGATGTTCTGGTCCAAGGCAACTCTGCATTTGGCTTTGATAATGCCGCATACGACTTCTGGTGGGCGCCGACAAACGTACGCCTGATTGGCAATTACGCGATTTCGGGTGAGTCAGCTCAGATGGTAAACTTTAATCCTGATCCGACCTTCGGCAGCAGTACGGGCTTGGTGGCAAATGGATTTGTCATGTCTGGCAATACTTTCGTTGCCACGAGCGCAAATGCCATTCCAATGCAATTGGAGCCACTAGCTAGCGGAAGCGCAGTCAAGAATGTATCAGTCACGGGCAACGTGTTCAACAATGTCTATTTGGTCTCTCGGGGAGCAATGCTGGGTGAGACGATTAGCAGCAACATGTTCGTCAACGTTGCTGGGGGTGTCTCAGCTGTTTTCTCATACCCGAACTATGGCAGCACTCCAGACTCCATTACGGTTTCAGGCAACTCGTTTGTAAACCCACAGACGGCGGCAGGAAACTTGGCCGTCATTTTCTTGTCTGCTACCAATTCATCCATTACCGGCAACATCATTAGTGGATCGTCTTATTACGCGGCTACCTACACCGGCACATATCCCGTCGTGATCAGTGGCAACAGTTTCCCAAGCAGTGCCTACCAAAACACCGGCTCAGCGTGGATTTCAGAAAACGGTCCGTTTATCGTGACTGGGAACGCCTCGATTGGCGGGACGCTCGGAATAACTGGGAAGGCCACGTTCAGTGGCCTTGTCTCAGTGTCCTCAGCAACAGGCATCACAGCGCATGCTGGCGGCGGCCAGGCTTCAGCAACGCCGCTTGTAGCGCAGGTCAATCTCGTGTCCACCGTGGCAACGGCGGCGGATAGCGTGAAACTTCCCGCGAGCGCATCAGGGTTGTGTATCACGGTGATCAACGGCGCAGCCAACGCCTTGCAGCTATTCGGCGCTGGATCCGACACGATCAATGGCGCAGCGGCTGCGACAGGCGTGAGTGTGGCAGCCGGCAAAACCGGGCATTACTGTTCCGCCGCTGCTGGCACCTGGTTCGGCGGCACGCTAAATTAGTAGCCTACTTTGGGGCCGCGCACAGTCAACGGCATCCAACACTACCTGCCAGTATGGTGATCAACATGCGTTCTCTTCTCTTCGCATCTCTTCTGACATTCCCCGTTGCGGCCTATGCACAGGAGCCATCGCCGCAGATCTTTCCGCTGCCTGCCCAAGTGTTCCAGCACGTAATCATGTTCCTGCAACAGGGCGGCACGCATGCCGAAGGGCAGGCACTGGCTGAGCAGCTTATCGACTTGGCGCGTCAGCAGATGGCAGCGCAGGCCAAGCCAGCGGCCCCGCCGGCCACGCTCCCGGCTTCTCCGACCAAACCCACTGAGCCGAAAGCCAAGCAGCCGTGAGCGGCTCGGGCGCTATTGGCGAGGCGGACTTTGGAACTCTGACTATTGGTGGCTCGCCATTTAACTGGTGGGCCACCATTCAGAGCCAATACGCCAACAGCCCGCACCTCCTGGCAATCATCCAGGCTTTCGCCAGCGCAATGGACCAGACGCAGAACGTAGCGAACTTCCATGACCTGCTCTGGAATATTGAGACAGCACAAGGCTACGGACTAGACGTTTGGGGCCGCATTGTTGGAGTTGGTCGCGTTATTCCAATCAGCGTGCAACAAACCTATCTCGGGTTTGAGCAGATGGGACCACCTAATGCTTCCGGGTTCGACCAAGCGCCATTCTATTCCGGTCAGCCAACCACGCAGAACTACGCGCTGCTTGACAATGAATATCGGACGGTCATTCTCGCCAAAGCACTAGCCAATATCTGCGATGGCACTGTGCCCGGACTTAATGCAATTTTGCAATTACTATTCCCTGGTCGTGGTCCGTGTTATGTCGTCGATGGCTTGAACATGACGATGCGATATGTTTTCGGATTCCCGTTGACCGCAGTGGAAACCTCCATCGTGCAAAACTCAGGGGTTTTGCCTCGACCGGCTGGCGTCACAATGTCATTTGTTTTCTCGTAGGACGTTGATTATGCAGGCAAGTCAAATCCCGACGAAAATACCCACTCCGTTTGCATCGTCTGCAGGCGCAGATTACGTGGCGACGATCCCGCAGGCAACTGCCGCGCCGGGCCGAGCATCCTTTGTCACTGGATTCCCTCCTGTGACTTTCCTCCCCGGTTCCGCTGGTGGCATCAATCCGGATGGCAGAGATTTCAATGGCATCCTGCAAGCCTGCACCGCGTGGCTGCAATGGCAGAACGCGGGCGGCCCTATCTGTTATGATGCGGCATTCTCGCAAGCCATTGGTGGTTATCCTGCCGGTGCAATCCTGTCGAGCAATCCACTTGGGGGGTTGTGGCTTTCTACCGTCGATAACAACACCAGTGATCCAGACGCGGGTGGCGCCAACTGGTCGAGGATTTTGCCGGGTCAGTGGACTGCCGGCCCGGTCTCATCGGTAGTTGGGCCTACGATTAGCGGTGGTGTGCTGACGACGCAGTGGCGAGCTGGCACCGTTTTATCGGTGGTTGGCGCTACGATCAATAACAACACTCTGACGACGCAATGGACGGCCGGCCCGGTTTCGTCAGTAGTGGGTGGAACAGTCAGCGGTGGCGCGTTGACAATGCAGTGGACGGCTGGCCCAGTCTCGTCAGTAGTTGGAGGCACGGTCAGCGGTGGCGTGCTGACGGTTTCGGATATTCCGTCTGCCGCCGTTGCCTTTACTACCCCGGGCAGCACGCTTTGGACAGTTCCGGCCGGCGTAACACGCGCGCTAGTAACGGTCATTGGCGGTGGCGGCGGTGGCGGCGCCACTTATGGTGGTGGCGGCGGCGCTGGTGGCTATGCGTTTGGTCTGGTGACCGGGCTAACGCCTGGGAGCCAGATTACAGTCACGGTCGGCAGTGGCGGGATCGGTGCCAACACTTCCGGCGGCAATAGCACTAACGGCGGCACTAGCTCATTTGGCAATTACATGACTGCCACCGGTGGAGCGGGCGGCACCTCCGCCATCGGCGGCCTGGGTGGTTCTGGCACCGGCGGGGCGCTGAATATGGGAGGTTCTGCCGGGATGAACGCCGGCTACGGAGTTTCCACCAACCCCGCTTTTATGGGTGGCAACGGTGGCGGACCCGGAGGCGGTCTTGGCAGCCTTACTGGCACCGGAGGGAACGGAGCAGGTTACGGGGGCGGCGGCGCGGGCGGCAACGGCGGCGGCAATGGCGCTGGTGGCTTCGTCATGGTGGAGTATTGAGCATGTATGCACGCATTCAAAATGGCGTTGTCGTCGAGATGTTCACCCCACCATCTGGTGCGACGCTTGCGGAGTGTTTCCATGCCGACGTAGCAGCGCAGTTTGTTGAAGTGCCTTCTGGCGTGGCGCCTGCTCAGGGCTGGACGTATGATGGCAAGACGTTCGCACCTCCACCGCCGCCTCCAGAACCCACGCTCCCCCAGCAAGCCGCCGCGCTACTCGGAACGGGCCTCGCCATCACCAGCACGGCGACCCCGGCGCTGAACGCCACGTATCCGGCCACCCCAGCAGTGCAACAGCAGGTCATTGCTGAGGTCACGTCGATCCTGCTCAATGGCACATTCGCGGACGGCACCAGCACGATCGAGTGGCCTGATGTGACCGGGGTCGGGCATGCCTTCACGGTCGCGCAATTCAAAGCGCTGGCATCCGCGATCGCGGCTTTCGTATCGGGCTGCGTCAAGTGCCTCAACGGGCAATCGACAACACTGCCCAGCGCAACAGCGACGATCCCCTAACGCTACCATGACTGTCTTGTCAACATATCTCGGCAGAGTGTTTGATGCGCTCGACGTTTTGCTGAATGCCTTGGTCTATCCGGGCGCGCGGCTCAAGCAAACCGTTTCGGTGCATGCGGCACTTGATAGGCGGAAGGGGAAGCGTGTAGGATGTATGTTGTGCGCTATCCTGGGGGTGCTGGTGCAACCCCACCACTGCGACCAGGTGCTGACGCAGGCGCCAATGCCGGCTGGCGCGGCGGTCCGCGCGGCACTGCTGCTCGCTGCAATTTGGAGTCTTATTGGCTGGGGCGTATCTATAATCTGCCACCACCTGTGATAGGAGCAGAATAATGCCGCGTTTTCTGATCGCCGCCGCAATGCTGGCACTGTTTGCCGCTGATGCCTATGCTCAGACGCCGCCACCGACCAATCCAGCTTCTGCGGCAGTATTTCCTTATTGCTGGGATTCTGTAACGCAGGCCTACGCAGCTTGTGGCTCTGGGCACACAGGCGGACAGGCGACGACTACTCCGCCCGCCGTCACCGGTTTCGGAACGCTTGCACTGGGCAATACAAGCACGGCTCTATCGACGCTTTCGCTGGGGCCGAATAGTGCAGCATGGCCGGCCCAGCCGGGGATGGTCTACGTTATGAACTCGACGACCTCCGCCGGACCGATTTATGTTTGCCCGCTGGGGGGCACATGCACGGCAGCGAATGGCATCCCGATCGCGGTGGGGCAGTGGTATGGGTTCTATCGGCCCGCCAGCGGCATGACGGCCATTGCCCCTTCGACTGCGACGGTGGAGGTTCAGTACTAATGATGCGCAAGATTTTGCTGGCTACTGTATTCCTCCCGGCGGTGGCATGGGCGCAGCCGGGGCCGATCCCGTCGTCTACGGACGTGCAGAGCTGGTCTACGCCCGGAACGTATACTTGGATCAATCGGCGCCCGATGGGCACCTGTACGGCGTATCTCGCGAGCGGTGGCGCATCCGGGGGCGGCGGCGGGACGATTGCATCCGGAAACTCGGGGTCTGGCGGGGGTGGCGGCGGGGCTGGCGCGCTTCGCATCGTCGGGCCGATTGCGGCGTCTGCTTTGCCAGCCACCGCGACGGTTGTGGTTGGGGCCGGTGGTGCGCAGACAGCAGCCGGGGCGAACGGCAACACTGGCGGTGTCTCCAGCATTGCGTGGGGTCTAGCCGCTCCATACGAGACAGCTTACGCAGGTGGTGGCGGTGGCTACGGCTCACAGGGCGCGGCGAGCGCGGGCGGGAACGGCCCGGGGACGAACGCGAGTACTACCAGCAGTAACGGCTCTGCTACTGGGGGCGGAGCATATTATAGTCCGGCCGGTGGGACTGGTGGATTAGGGTCCGGTCCAGTATCGGGTGGGCTTGGGCAAGTTATTCTTGGCCCCGGTGGCGGCGGCACCAGCGCAACCGGAACGGCAAATGGTGTTTATACGCTTCCTAACATTCCCGGCAGCGGCTCGAGTGGTGGTGGACTTAACGCTGGCACTGCTACCGCCGGGGCCGGGGGCACTATCAGTCATATGCCGCCAGCGACGGCAGGCGCAGCGGGCGGCGGTGCGGGCGGCAACGGCGCCAGCAACACTCTCTGGCCGGCTGGTCCGCCTGGCCAAGGTGGCGCAGGCGGTGGCGGCAATGCCAACGGGGTTGGTGGCGCAGGCGGCGCAGGCGGCTCTCCCGGCGGTGGTGGTGGCGGCGGTGGTTCGGGCACTGGCGGCGGTGGCACTGGCGGTGCCGGGGGCAACGGGATGGTCGTGGTGGTGTGCCGGTAATAACGCGGCTCTCACCGTAACTACTACGCAGCCGAAAGGTCCCACAGATGGCGCCAGAGCCTACTTTGACTGATCGGATTGTGCGCCTGGAAGTGCTCCAGGCCACCGACCGCGAACGGCTAGACGAATTGCGGGCATTGGTGGACCGAATGGACGCTAAACTTGACGTGCTTCTCGCACGTGATGCGGAACGCCACGGCGGCACTTCTTCAATCACTGGAGCACTTCGGACGTTTATTCCTGCTATATGGTTGGCCCTGTTGGCGGGAATGGGCGCATTGATCGACTTTTACATCTCCCATGCATGGATGCGCCATCCGTGAGCACCATCGAGGAGACTGCTGAAGCAGTGCGCAAATACAAGTCGATCCGGGCTGCGGCCCGGGCGCTTGGCCTTCCTCCCACGACAGTGCAGCATCGCCTCGAACGGGCGCGCCAGCTGTGGCCCGGCCGCTATCCGACGAAAAGCGAACATGCGGAGATGGCCCTGCTGGACGCCCTCAAGACGCGTTCCGGCAACGTGGCAGATATTGCGCAACGAGTCGGTATGGATCCCGACGCCGTCAGAAATACGCTGCGTAGTATGGCGGAGCGAGGCGTGGCCATCCATGAGCGAGGCGACCATTGGGACTTCAACACGACCCCGCCGATCGGATCGGCCGGCGACAACATTCCCGAGCTGTCGGCAGATCATAAAGGGATGGTGGAGTTTGCCGCAATCGGCGATACGCATTTGTGCAGTAAATACGAGCGGCTTGACTGCCTCGGCGACTTCTACGACGAGGTAGCGCGACGCGGCATCCGCCACGTGCTGCACGCCGGCAATTGGATCGACGGCGAGGCGGTATTCAACCGCCACGATCTGCTAGTGCCGGCCGGCATCGATAGTCAAATGCGCTACCTTGCCGAGAACTATCCCCGGCGCACTGGCATCGAGACGTGGGCAATCACTGGCGCGGACCACGAGGGATGGTATGCTCGCACGGCCGGCGTAGACGTTGGCCGGTATGCCGAGCGCGCGATGCAAGACGCCGGGCGCACAGACTGGCGCAACCTCGGCTATATGGAGAGTTACGTGCGCCTGCGGCATCCCGTCTCCGGCCAGTCAAGCATGCTGCTGCTGATGCATCCCGGCGGCGGTTCAGCCTATGCTATAAGTTATGCGCCACAGAAGATCGTCGAAGGATTTGATGGTGGCGACAAGCCGGCAGTGCTGCTAGTGGGACACTACCACAAGGCGAGCTACCAGATGACTCGCAATGTTCATACAATCCAAGTAGGTTGCTTCCAAGATCAAACCGTGTTTATGCGACAGAAGAAACTGTCCGCTCATATTGGCGGGATGCTGGTGCGACTGCATCTTGACCCAGAGACAGGAGCAGTTATCGGTTGCGGGATCGAGTTCAGAAACTACTACAACAAGGGCTATTACAACGGACGGTGGTCGCAACACGGGCCTGTTACACTCGCCCGTCGTGCGGCATACAGATGAACACACCATTACACGGGGGCACTCGGCATGAGCGTCTTGTTCGACACCTGCGCGACGATCACGCTTGCGCATGAAGGACCGTTCTCGTGCGATCACGCAGACCCGGGCAATTGGACTGGGGGCGCAGTCGGCTCCGGCCGCCTCGTCGGCACTGCATGGGGCATCTCTGCTGCAAGCTATCCTGATCTGGATATTCCGCACCTCAGTCGTGAAGCAGCTCTAGCAATTTACGAGCGCGACTACTGGCAGAAATACCATGACGACGATTTGCCGCCTGGGCTTGCACTTCTTCATTTTGACGCAGCTGTGAACAATGGACCTGGACGAGCCAACAAATGGCTTCAACAGGCTGTTTTTGTCTATCCGGACGGCACTATCGGCCCTGTCACTTTAGCCGCTGTAGCAGCCCGCAGTTGGCAAGATACAGCTCGCGCTTTCATGGCATTCCGGCTATTGTTCATGACTGGCTTGGCAACCTGGAAAATCTTCGGCGCGGGTTGGTCCCGACGGCTTGCCGCGCTGCCGTTTCAGGCTGTTGCAATTGCAGGAGGCACTAAATAATGGACCCGTCGCAACTGATGTCGCTGGTGCATGCTCTCGGGCTTGACGCCTACGGCAACTACCTGCTGGCGGCAATTGGCATTGCTGCCATTCTCGCCGCTGTGCTGCCTCCCGCCACGGCTACGTCGCCACGCTGGTGGCGCATCGCGCGGGAAGTGCTGGACTGGTGCGCTGCCAACAGGGGCAACGCCAAGAACGCTCAGTCGGTAACTCAGGAGACCAAACCAT